ACTCCTAGCCCAACTCCAATTCCGTATTACTACATAATGGATCCTTGTACAAATAAATCAGTATCTATAAGGGTAGTATCACACGGTACTCAATATAGTGTAGGAGACGCATTTAAAGGTAACGGTAATATTTGTTACCAAATTGCAGGAGCTGATGCCTTACAAAGTGGTACATACGACTTAGTTGATTTTGATGAATATATTGACTGTATTACATGTGCTTACCCAGACGGAACACCAACTCCTACACCAACACCAACACCAACAGATACACCAACTCCTACACCAACGCCAACGGATACAGCAACTCCTACTCCTACACCGACGGATACCCCTACACCAACTCCAACGGATACAGCTACTCCGACTCCTACGCCAACGCCAACAGACACGGCTACACCAACTCCTACGCCAACTGATACGGCTACCCCTACTCCTACACCAACAGCAACTCCAATACCTTATTACTATGTTCTTCTAGATTGTGAATCATCAGCTAACATTTACGGTGTATCACACGGTACTCAATACCAAGCAGGAGATACATTTAGATCTAACGGCAATAATCCAGGACATGATGGAAACTTCCAATCTAGATGTTGGACAATAATAAACACAGATGGTGAACAAAACGGTTCAGAAAACTTAACTCTATATTTTAATCCATATATAGACTGTGATGTTTGTCTATACCCAGACGGGACACCAACACCAACTCCTACTGCGACAGCAACTAATACTCCGGTACCAACAAATACTCCTACTCCTACTCCGACAGCAACTGATACTCCGGTACCAACAAGTACACCAACACCGACTCCTACCCCTTCATCAAAACCAACTAGTTGTTCACAATGGACTGTAACTAATAATAATTTCGGAGATGATGCAGTAATTAAATATGTACCTTGCTCTGGAGGCTGTAATGAATCCTCTCCAGAACTTACCATAAGCGTTTCCGCATTTTCTTCTGAACAGATATGTGTTTGTGACGATACCATACCTTATTGGTGGTTCGGTTCAGGACCTGCAGGAGTTTCAATAACAAACGGTAATGATCCTTGCTTAATCAACGGTGGAGGAGATAATCCAACAAATACACCAACACCAGCACCAACTAATACACCAACTCCTACTCCTACAGGACCTATAGGAGGATGTGTACTTGAAGATACATTAATTACTAAAGCAGACGGAACAACTATTGCGGTACAAAGTATAACAGTAGGAGATAGTTTAGCTGCTAAATCAATTGGGACTTTACCTGAAGATGAAAATCAACTAACAAGCTGGTCAGAAACTAATCCAACTATTACAGATACTACTTCTGATGTTATAGCAAATAGTTTTAACTTTGTTAACCAGGTATTAAACTTTAATGGTACGTTAACAACAAGTACAGAACATTTACATATTGTAGTAAGAGAAGATGAATGGATGATTAAAAAAGCATCTGATGTAATAGTAGGAGATAAATTAATTAATTCTTCTAATACACAAATTCTTATAGAGACTATAGAATCAATTTCAGGTAACTTTAAAGTATATGATTTAAATGTTGAATCAAACGATACATATATTGCTAACAATATTGTAACTCATAACGCTAAAGAAGAACCAGAAGAACCTGAGGGTCCATAAAACAATTTAATAATTAAATAAAAATGTGGTTATACAAAAATAAAGAAGTAAAAACAATAGAGGATATGCCTGAAGGAACTTTCGGATTTATCTATGAAGTTGAACATATTCCTACTAATCGTAGGTATCTTGGAAAAAAAGTTCTTATATTTAATAGAACGTTACCTCCGTTAAAAGGTAAAAAAAGAAAAAGAAAAATACAGAAAGAGTCTGATTGGATAAAATACTACGGTTCTCATAAGGAAATTGTTGGGCTAATAAAAGAAGGTAAGCAAGATGAGTTTAAAAGAGAAATACTTCAATATGTACCTACTAAGAAGCTCTTAACATATTACGAGTGTAAATACCTATTTATTAAAGAGGTGTTAGAACATAATGAATACATAAATGATAATATTCTCGCTAAATTTTACAGAAAAGATTTCGATATAAAGAATTAAAAATATGATAAAACTTAAAGACGTAGTAGGGTATCCATCTCTACAATACCATTTAGACAACAAGCTCTCCTTACACGAGCATGTCTACCGCTATTCTTCCGATGCGTTTATACAATTATTCGCTGAAGCTAGAGAAGCTCTTAGCAACGAGGAAATAGACCTTTCCGAAGAAGATAGAGAATTACTAGAAACAACTGATATCGGAGAATATGCAGATTATAATGGTATGAGAGTACCTCTAGATCTGCCTATGGTATCAACAAAGTATAATCCTCTATATGAAATTGGTTCTTTGATTGATGAGATGATAGAAAATGAAGACTCTATAGATGAAGCAGCATCTATTTCAGACATGATAGATTTTGATTTAGTAAAAGAATTAGTAGAATCAATCGGCGGTCAGATAAATATGGATAAGTTTCGAAAAGCAGTAGAATTAAATAATGAATCATTTGACTATAATGGATTCGATATGATTAAAGCTTCTGTAGACTATATGAATGAAGCTGAGTATAAAGGAAAAAAAGTAGCATTGAATAAACCTAAACGAGGAGGAAGTAAAAAGTTCTATGTTTATGTTAAGTCTAAGAAAGGAAATGTAAAAAAAGTATCTTTTGGAGATACTGGCTTATCAGTTAAGATTAAAAAGAAAGGTGCAAGAGCATCATTTGCAGCACGTCATAAATGCGCTACTAAAAAAGATAAAACTAAAGCAGGATACTGGTCATGTAATATAGGCCGTTACTGGAAATCATTAGGCGGTGGATCGAACTTCTCAGGTTACTGGTAGACCTTACTCTGAAATTTCAGAAAATGGGTACATAATAAGGGAATTTTCAAAAAAGACTCCCTCATTAGAGTTTGTTTGGCATAGAGACAAAGAAGACCGTATTGTTGAAGCTCTAGAAGATAATGATTGGAAGTTTCAACTTGATAATAATGCTCCTGTTCCTATGGATAAATTATTTATACCAAAAGAAACATACCATAGGTTAATTAAAGGTACTGGAAACTTAAAAGTTAAAATATATAAATTATGAAATTATTGAATATACTGTTAGAGAATCAACAATTAGAAGATTCTATTATTAAAGCACTTAAAGCTATATGTGACTGCGATGATATTCATGTTTCAACCGGTGATTACGCAGGAGGAAGAGAAGATAGCGACCCTCTTAAAGGTGTATCATTCGGTAAAGTTAATTTTCTACAACGAGGTGAGTTCGAAGATTCTGTCTGGAATCAAATGCTAGAAAAAATTAAATCATTAGGTCTTGAAATTACACAAGAATCAAACTCCTACGAAAGAGAAATTGGGGAAAGAGATTACTACCCACATATAAAATTCCATTTCAAAAAGAATTAGTTGTTTTTTACCTAAATTATTCGTATATTATATTATAATAGTTACGGACAACCTATGGATTATACTTTCCTACTAGGCTCTATTGAGAATATCTTAGGAAAATCTCATAAAAGAGCTAGAGATAATTATGCTTTTCACTGCCCTTTTTGTAATCACAGAAAGCCAAAGCTGGAAATCAATATGCATACCAACGAAGAAGGACGTAATCCTTGGGAATGTTGGGTATGTCAAACTAGAGGTAGAACAATCCGTTCTCTATTACATCAACTCAAGACACCTAAGAATCAAGCAGCAGAAGTACTAAAATACCTACCAAAAGGTAGTAGTATAGAATATACTGGACTATCTATAGTAGAACTCCCGAAAGAATATCAATCCCTATATTCCGCTTCGACCACATCAGTTATTGCTAATAAAATAAGAAGATACCTATATGAACGAGGGCTTACCGACGATGATTTTATTAAATATAGTATTGGATACTGTACAACTGGAGAATATGGCGGAAGAATCATTATCCCAAGTTATTCTGGATCCAATCAACTCAATTATTTTGTTGGAAGAAGCCATGATGGAAACTATTTTAAATATAAAAATCCAGAATCTTCCAAAGACATAATATTTTTTGAGAACTTAATTAATTGGAATCAACCTATCATACTCTGTGAAGGAGTATTTGATGCTATGGCAATCCGTAGAAACGCTATTCCTATTTTAGGTAAAAGTATGTCTACATCTCTTAAGAAAAAATTACTAACAAGTACATTAACAGACATTTATATAGCATTAGATGAAGATGCTAAAAATGTAGCTTTAAATATAGCCAATGAATTAATAGGGTTAGGATTTAGAGTATATTTTATAGAACTAGCAGGTAAAGATCCTTCTGAAATGGGATTTAAAGCATTTACTAAGTTAGTTCAAAACGCAACTGAATTAGACTTTTCTAAAATAATGTTGCAAAAATTAGATTTATGATAAAGCAAGGAATGAATATTCTTAAACAGAATGAAAAGAAACGATTAGACTTTAATCCTGAATTAAAGCAAATTAACTTTTTAGACAGAAGAGTCTATAAGAGAGGCGAAGGAGTATTTTACCCGTCCGTAACAACTATACTCCAGTATATGCCCAAAAATAAATTCTTTGAGTCTTGGCTTAAAGATGTTGGGCATAACGCCGACCTTATTATGCGTAGAGCAGGTAAACAAGGTACTCAAGTTCATGAAGCAGCAGAACAGTTAATATTAGGTAACGAAGTATCATGGTTAGACGATTATGGAAACGCTAAGTACTCTCAAATAGTATGGGAAATGATATTAAAATTTCATGATTTTTGGACTACACACAAACCCGAACTTATCTCAGCAGAAGAATTCGTATGGTCAGACAAACATAAGTATGCCGGAACAGCAGATATCGTATGTAAGATGAACGGTGAGGTTTGGCTTTTGGATATTAAAACATCTAACAGTGTACATAAGTCTTTTGATCTACAATTAGCTTCTTATGCTAAAGCCTTAGAAGAGTCTAAAGGTGTAAAGATCGATAGGACAGGTATTATTTGGTTAAAAGCTCACAGTAGAGGTCCATCTAAACAGAAAAAAATTATACAAGGAAAAGGATGGAAATTACTTCAAATAGATGATATAGAAAAGAATTTTGAATTATTTAAAATGATATATAAACTATATTCATTAGAACATCCTGTAGTTGAACCTATTTATAATAGTTACCCTACAACTCTTAAATTATAAACCATATGAAAAAATTAATTTTACTACTTAGTACACTAATATTAACAAGTTGTTCTACAACCTGGCGTCTGAGCACTGTTGGATATGATCCTAACTACAGCACAGAGATATTAGTACCAAGTGATGTTAAAATTGATACATTAAATTTATTTCAACTAAGAAGAAAACTCCGCACCGACTTTCGATTTAGACTTGATTACGCAGAGTATGCTATGAGACAACCCCAATCCTTTGATTGGAATAATAGGATTTTAGGTAATAGGTATAACTTTTATAGGCCTTACAATAGATTCGGATATAACCACTATTGGAATAGAGACCAAATGTGGACTGATTGGGCATGGGGATATAATTGGTATTCACCTTATAGATGGTCACCATTTGGATACGATAGATGGGGATACAATAATTACGGATGGAACAATTACTATGGATGGAATACTTGGAATAATTACAATAATTATTATAGAAGAGGTAACGTAGCAAATATTTACGGTAGAAGAAGCAGTATATCTCAAGTAGGTAGACAAGGAATTTCTGCTAGGATAGAATCTCCTAGTAGACAAAGAATAATAAAACCAGTAAATAATGTAGATATAATTGCAAAAGATATTAGAAGTAGAATAAAAATTAATAATAATGATAAAACTATCAACACTAATCCTAGAGGGTACGAAAGGCCCGAAAGTAGTAATAATGGCAGGTGGAGCAGGAGCAGGCAAAACATACCTGTTAAACCAGCTAGGTCTATCATCCCTACCAGTAATCAACCCCGACAAGTTCGTGGAGGATCCAGACCATCCAGCATTCAACAATCTAGGAGCAGCAGCACGGTTAGCAGACAAAGAAGCAGCGGAACTCGCAGATAGTAAAGAGACTTTTGTTTGGGACACTACAGCTTCTAACCCTAAGAAAGTTAAGGAGTTAATAGATAAAGGATACAGTATATACATGGTTATGGTGTATACTCACCCTATGATATCTTATATTTCTAATTTTTCTAGATCAGATAGAAATATACCCGGTTCAGCAGTATTTTCTACTTGGAGAAATGTTTACCAGTTGATATCAGATTATAATAAAATAACAAAAGGAAACCTATCCATACATGTTTCAGATAGAGGAGGTAAATACTCTAAAGAGATAGAGGCTTTTAACACGGCTGCTAAAAATGGACCTACCGGTATCAAAGATTATTTACAGAAATATAATAAAGAGAACAACATAGGGGGTTCATCATTTAGAAAACCTATAGAGCTATCACCAGAGGAACAAGAAGAATTTAATAAAGAAGCAGGTAGCTTAAATTATGATAGAGATAATTACGGAGAAAATAGAGCTGTAGTTAAAGCCTGGAAAGATAAGTACGATAAGAACGGAACAGGACCAGGTGTAGATAAATTAAGAGATGTTCTCAATAAGTATAGAACTAATAAAGATAAACAATTGGGTAGGGAAACAGAGGTATTAGATAATATTGCAGATATGCTATTTAATCCAGTATTTCAAGACTTACTTAAACATTCATCTCCAAAAGAGATAGATCAAAACGTACAATCATTTCTAGCATGATAGCACTATATCCCGGAGCTTTTAAACCTCCCCACAGAGGGCATTTTAATGTAGTTAAGTCTTTACTAGACGGATCTTACAATGGTAAGGTATACGATAAGGATAACTATAAAGATGTTGGAGCAGATATATTAAGTAACAGATCTAACGAAAAACCGAAGATAGATAAGGTTATCATATTCATCGGAGGCGGCGAGAGAAACGGTATAACAAAGGAAGAGGCAACGTCTATATGGCAAATTTACGCTAAACATTTAGGTAATGTTGAGATTGTAGATGGAGAGAAGAATCCAATGTTTGCAGCTAAAGATTATGCAGTTTCTAACCCTGATACTGAATTCGCAGCTGTTACTGGTCTACGGACCGATAAAGACTTTGTGGATTTAAGAAGAATTACTACTTTCAAGAATGCACCAAACGTAAAAGGATTAGCATTTGCAGCAGCACCTGATTCAACTACTAGAGCAACAGACTTTAGAAATCACATACTTTCTGGTAATTTAGATACTATTACTGATTTTTTCCCGGAATCTCTGTCTAAAGAAGAAATATTAGATATACTTACAAGCCTTAAGTCTAAAATCGTAGCAGAAATAATTAAATCCAACCTTAGTGGGTACATAAAACAATATTTCTCAGAACAAAAGGAAATAATCAAAGAACAAGTAAAACCAATTGAGTTAAAAGAGTATATAGGTTCTATATTAGAATATATGCTAGATAACGATATGAATATTCAGCCACTTCCTGAAGTTAAGACTAGAGAAGATGAAGCAAACGCTGAAAACTTTTTTGGTAAAACAGCTTTTTATGATCCTAACAGTAAAGAGATAATATTATATATTACAGGAAGACATCCTAAAGATATATGTAGATCTTTTACTCATGAAATGGTACATCATATTCAAAACTTAGAAGGCCGATTACACAATGTACAGACTCAAGATACTACATCGGACGATAAACTATTAGAGTTAGAAAAAGAGGCTTACACTCTCGGTAATATTACATTTCGCAACTGGGAAGACTCTATTAAAAATCCTAAAGTAAACGAAGAAGTTACTAAAGACAAAATTTTCTGCGATAAATGTACTTGGAGTTGGGAGATAAAAGACGGCGGAGATGATTTATACCTTTGTCATAAATGCTGGCATGATAACACCCCTAAGGAAACACCAATAAACGAAGGAAGATACGATAAGATTGCTAATAGATTATCCGCTATAGCTTTTGAATTCTATAAAGATGTTCATGATAGAGGTGATACAGAAGGTGAATTTGAACTCTCTGTAGGGAATCAAGACCAAGATCCTAATGTAGATATACACTCAAAGCAGTTCGAATTTGATTTTCTAGGTAAGGTCGTTATTTCAGATGATACTTACCAACCTGACGGAGGAGCAAACGCTGGTTTTGATGATGACGGAGAAGAGATCCAACCTATGTTAAATGTTAAGTTTACTATTCCTAAAAATCCTAAATGGTCAGAAGTCTCTTTTGACTTAAAAGATGTAGTAAGACATGAATTAGAGCACCTTACTCAAGACGGAGAAAATGAAAGAAGCGGGAAATATATACCAGACGACAAAATACTTAGGGACCTTATAGACAACGGTCTATTAGATAAGGATGAATACTTCTTACTCCCTAAAGAAGTTGATGCAATGATACAAGGACTTTACTTTAAAGCTAAAAAATCTAAACAGCCATTTAAGGATGTTGTAAATGATTACTTAAATAAAGCACTAACTTCGTTGGAGAATAAAGAAAAAATTCGTATATTGTGGAATAAACGCCTTCCTAAATTAGGCATTAAACAAAGGTTATGACAAAAAAATTAGTTGATCTATTAGAGGCTTATCCTCTAAAAGAAAATAAACCAACTCCTCCTTTCAAAATATATTGCGATATGGATGGAGTATTAACAGACTTTGAATCTCGATTCGAACACTATTCAGGAATGCATCCACAAGATTACGAAAAGAAACACGGTACACCTGCATTTTGGGAATTGATTGATAATAAAATTGGAGTTAAGTTTTGGATAGGAATGGACTGGATGCCTCAAGGAAAAATGCTTTGGGATTTCATCTCTCCATATAAACCAGACTTACTCACCTCTCCTTCTAGACATAATAACTCTAGATTAGGAAAACAGCTATGGGCTAAGAATAATCTTAATCCTAAGCCTAAAGTAATAATGGCATATTCTAAAGATAAACAAAGATACGCTGATAAGAATAGTATATTAATAGACGATAAGAAATCAAATATAGCTGAATGGGAAGCTGCCGGAGGAATAGCAATTCGTTGTAGAAAAGGTAACTCTTCATTTGTAATTGAAAGATTAAAAGAACTTGGTTATGAGTAAAGAATCACTCCTTAAAAAAGAGTTTAAACAGAGCGATGTACAGAGAGTAAGGAATATTGTTAACAAAGACTTTACAGCTTCTACTAAACAACAAACTGGTTACTCTAAACAACAGTTGAGATATAAAGAAGGAGACGTATGGGAAGAGAATGGAAAACAGTGGACGATTAAAAACGGTCTTAAGCAGAATATTACTAAACTAGACATAGCTAAAAAGTCTGTAAGAATACCGTTAACTTGCCCTCAATGTAATGGGTCCATGAAACATCATCTACATAAGAAAATGTATAAGATTCACGGATTCTGCTTTGACTGTACTGTTAATATGGAAGCAGCTTTAAAGGATGCTGGTTTACTAGAGCAGTACGAAAAGAGGATGATAGAAGGAAACATGTCAGCATTTGGAAATGACATGGAAGCTTGGGTATTATCTGAGCTTGCTAACGACGGTAGTTTTGTTACAGAAGCAGGAGATGTTGAAGATTGGAATGGCATGTCTAAAGACTACAAAGACAAAGTCCTTTCAGAATTAAATAAGTATCTTAAAGTGTTGCGTTCTAAATTATAGTGTATATTTATTAGAAACATTTTTATTTCGATTATTATGACTCAAAAGGATTTATTAGAATCAGTTTTGCATGAACTTAAGCATATTAAGACACATATGCCAAACGGAGAGCTAAAACAAATGCAAAAAGATATGGAGAATCTGAAAGAAGATATGTCCGACTTAAAATATACCCTACTAAACCCAGAAGATGGAGTTATAGTTAAAACCAATATCAATACTAGTTTTCGTAAAGATATGGAAGCTAATGAAAAGCAATTTCAAATCAATATGATTGAACTGGAGGAACTTAAGAGATGGAAAAACGGAGTACAGAAAGCTCTGTGGATTATATTCGGGCTACTAGCAATGATTATAGTCAAAACACTTTCTGAAGTAGCTAACCTACCTACATAGAAATGACAAAACTTACTTTAGCTCAAATGATTGGTGAATTACTTGCTTCCGAAAACTTTAAGGATGGTAAGAAAAAAGGCAAGTCTAGACCCGGTAGAGTAAAAAAATCTGGCGCTAGTTGTAACGGTTCAGTTACATCACTAAGGAAGAAAGCAAAGAACGCCTCTGGAGAAAAAGCTAAAATGTACCACTGGTGCGCTAATATGAAGAGTGGTAAGAAGTAAAATAACTAAGAAAACATCTATTTATATTATATAAGTATATAACATTAATACTATGACCTACGAAGAGATCAAAAATAAACTCAATAAATGCGAACGTTCATTAGAAGCATTAAGAGCAGGAACTCACACCCAAATCGCTAATATACCAGTCCCTCAAGCAATTACTCAACTAGAAGTAATGAAAGAAGCTTTAGAAAATGAATTGGTAATATTAGAACAAGAAAAAACAGCTTTTGTAAATAATAGAGCAATAGAATATGAAGATGAAGAAGAATTAACTAAGTTAAAAAATAATTCTGATGTAGAGTCTATTAAGACAGCAAAAGGCAAGAGAATAAAAGAACTCTTAGACCTTAACGAGACATTATACGAAGGTATTAATCTTTCAATGGAAGAAACAAAAGCAGTAGCTAAGAAAGCAGGTGAAGCTCTAATAAAATCCCTTAAAGCAATGGGTGAAGGTATGAGCGCTGCTAAAGCTAAAAAAATAGCACCCGGTAAGTTTACACTAGAAGTTGAGTTTAAGAATAATAATATAAACACCTATGAATTTACTATAGATGAAGCGGATAAACTTTACTTAGAAGATCCTGATTTTAGAAAAATGGTAGGTCAAATAGGAGTACAGCCTTCCGGAGAAATAGTATTGCACGTTGATATTGTAGCAGGTAATCTAACTAGAGCTATCCAAAGCAACTTAGGCGAAGACTATGATCCAGATAAAGAACAAAAAGATGATGAAGAAGATCATGGAGTAGGGTATGACGACGAAGGGCGTCCATTAGGTGAAGGTGAAGGAGACGACCACCACTACTTGAAGGTACCTAGTGGAGAATATAAAAAAGCACAAGCTATACTAGATCAGAACATTGACCCTACTTATGTTAAGATGGAGGTAGTTGATAACGATGGAGCTGGTAATGTTATATTCTACTTTATATTTAAACATGAAGACGGCTTTGACGATATGTATGATGACTCAGAAAACCCAGATTCTGAATTTTATCAAGAACCAGATGAAGATCCACAAGCATTTATTTACGATGCTGTAATGGATTTAAGAGCTAACGATATTACCGTAACAGACTCTTCTGCTGATTTAGACGAAGCAACAAACTTGAACGACCCAGTTCTTATGAAAATGAGAGCTGCTAAAGATAAACTCGCTAAAACGAGAGCTGCTAATGCTGGTAATGATGGTAACGATAAATTCTTTGATAATGCTAAAAAAATAGCTTTCCTTAAAAAAGAAAGAGAGCAATTAATGCGTGATATGGAGCAAGAAGCTGAACCAGAAGGTGGGCCAATTGCTGATGAGTATGGTGATAAACTAAATAGAATCGATGCTGCAATAGCTAAACTATCAGGTAGAAAAGAAATGGACTACGATACTGCAGTAGGTAAAGTAAACGAAGAAGAAGGACACTTAGTTACCTTTGGATACGATTTAGATAGAATAGAAGATGTTGTTAAACATCTGCAGAGTAAATATAAAGAAGGTCAAGATTTTGAACTTCATATAGGTAGAGGAGATGATTTACCTAACGCAGTAACTTTAAAGAATCCTGCATTAGAAGATGATCATGACTTAAACGATATGTTAAACGCAGCACAAAGCGATCAAGATAGATACGATGCTTATACCGACTACGATCAACGTAGAAAAGAAGACGACGATTACTATGAAGATCCAGACTATTATAAAGAATCTACCGATAAAGATATGTTAGAAAAGAAAAGACCTGGTTTATGGGCTAACATAAATGCAAAAAGAAAACGAGGTGAAAAACCTGCTCATAAGAACTCTAATGCCCACAAAGATGCAGTAGCAGCAGGTAAAAAAATAAAAAAAGAAGAAGTACTAGACGAAGCATCAATTGCTAAAATACATAAAGCCTTAGACTTAGTTAAGGTTAATGTTAAAAAGCATCTTGAAATGTACAAAAGCGGAGATGATGCACAGAAAAAATTATGTGTAGTTCAGTTAAAAGCGTTAAACGTACAGAAAAAACAACTAGAAAAAATGCTTGACGATAAAGTCGCAGGTACAGGAAAAGGGCAAGAATTAGATGTTAACGAATATGGAGGTTCTGCTGCAAGAGACTTAGACGAAATATTCGGAGCATTAGGATATAGACAAGGTTTTGATGAATTTATAGAAGATAATCCCGGATGTGTAGAGGTTATAATGGAATGGATTGGTAGTATTAGAGACTTTCAACAAACATTATCTCAAGAATATGATAATGAAGAGTTAGAGAATTTAGGTTTCTACTTTGGCGATGATGATGAATATAATGAATCCTTACATGAAGGTAGAGGAGATTTAGATACTATTGTTAGAGTAATAACTGATATGGCTAATGAAGACGGTACAACAACTAAAGAAGCAGCCTTAGAAGTAATAGAAGCAATTAGACATGCTTATATGATAGATGCTTTCGACGAAGGAGTCAACGAAAGTCTAAACCCAGAAGTGTCAAAAAAAGTAGCACAATTTATTAAAGGGTTAGCTAAGAGATACGACTATAGCGAACAAGATGCTGTTTATGCCATCATGGCAGCTCTTAAACAAAGAGAGTTTGACGGAGTAAATGAAGACGTATCAATGAAGATTGGTAAAGTTGTAGCTATAAAAAAATATAATGCAGTTAAGAATCAAAAATTACCTGTAGATGTAAAAATAACCGACTATATTAAAAAACCAGGCTCAAAGGATTTTGTAGAGTATGAACATAAAGGAAAGAAAAGAAAAGTTTCTATTGACGTATTCAAATCTATTTTAGCTGAATCTAAAAAAACATTAAAAGAATATACTGATAATAGTTTTAAAGGATCAGAAGTAATCGACGATGCTAACAAAAGAGGTCCGGATATGTTTGGTAAACAGATATTCGCAGATCTACTTCCTAAAGGGGTAGCTAGTGAAAACGATGCATTTGAAGCTTTAAAGAAACACGATA